GGAGACAGACGGGATAAACGAGAAAAGCCCCTAGCTCAATTGAGCTAGGGGCTAGTTTTAGTTATCTATATTGGGATTTACAATAATCGCGGCGTCTGAACCCGCCTGTGTGGTAGGCAGCTTGCCATCCCACTTCTCAATCCAAAGTTGCTGAACCCAAGTGTCAGGCATATTCTGCAGAGCCTGGCGAGTAATTTCCAGAGCCTCGGCTTCACCCTTAGCCTGCGCGATAGCGGCTTCAGCAGTAATGGCGGCAACTTCCTTCTTCTGCTCAGCCTGGATGATAGCAGTTTTCTTATCCTGCTCGGCCTTTAGAGCAGCCTGCTCCGCGGTCATCTTAGCTTCGACAGAAGCCTCAAAAGCATCAGAGAAATCAATATCCTTGACTACAACAGAGGTAAAAGTTACATGGAATAGGTTCTCAATGGTCTTAACTTCCTCGGCAACTTCAGTAGAGAGATTTGAACGATTCTCAAGGAGGGGCATAGCACTGTAATGAGCAAATACAATCTTGGCTCTTTCTTCAACAATGTTACTGAGTTTGGTTTCCAGAATCTCATATGAGCCATACTCACGCGCCACGTCTTCAGCAAAAGCAGGATTTAGTGCATACTGATACTCAATCGCAGCAGTGAGGGGCTGGGCATCCTTAGTATAGGAAGCAAAAGAAGACTCACGGACATGAACACGAAGGTCATACATAGTAACTTTCTGCGTCAAAGGATTGATAAAATTAAGGCCAGAATCAACAGTGCCAGAGATTTCACCAAAGGTCTTTACAACACCAACCTCAGTTTCGTCAACAACGCGGATGCCGCCGATTACTAGCACGATAATCAAGATAACGAGCGCACCAATCGTGGCAATCCATTTTACACGCGTGACAGACTTGACAACCTTTGTATACGAACGCCATTCCCAATCGTCCTTGGTTTCAGCCGCCTTCTTCTTGGCGGCGCCGCCAACAATAGAGCAGGTAATGAAAGCAGTAAGTGCAATCAGAACGAGGAAAATGGCAAAAATAAGCATATCTTTCTTTCCTTTATATTAAATTATTTAGTTAACCGTAATAACCTCCATCGGGAGGATCTCGCTTATAAGATTTACAAAACTCAGGGATATAGCCACAATTAGGATAGGTATATATACACTTATCGCATCTTACGATAGGCTTTGGTTTTTCAATCTACAGCTGAGCCTTGCACTCCTCAACCTTCTCATTCATTTCCTTGATAATATCATCAAGGAGAACAGGATAACACTCATGAGAGTCAACTCCTACATGATACATAAATGGAATTTCATTGTAGAAGTTGGAGGTCTGATGGGTATGACCGAAAAGATTGCAAGTTACTTGCTTGAGGGACTCTTTCTCAAGGTTGCCGGTCAAAGTAGGATAATGAGAAGCATAGAAATGATACTTGCGGTAAGTGAAAGCATAAGCGTCAAACACGGGAATACCAGCTCTAAGATAGGCCTCTCTACGATTAGGGGTATCATGGTTACCACCAACCACGAGTTTAAGACCATTCATACGATTAAGCAAAGCGAGTCCTTCCTCAAGCTTATCAGCCCCACCAAGCATGAGGTCGCCGCAGATAATAAGTGTATCTTCCGGTGCCACACACTCATTATTCTTCTTTACGATAGTTTCATTCATCTCTTCAACGCTTTCAAAACCACGGGCTTTCCAGATGAACTCCTTATCGTGATTGAAGTGATAGTCGCTAGAAATCCAAATATTCATTTTATCACCCTCTCTTAATGGTGCACACGCACCTCGATATTAGAAAATCCCCAATTGGTCTTAGGAAACTCTTTTTCAGTAGGAATAGAAAATCCCTTCTTCATCTTCTTAATTGCGGAATCGGGGATTCTGGCAACGCCAGTCCGCTGAGCATTACGCTCAAGAGCGGTTTCGACAGGAACATCAATGACTTCAAAGGTCAATTTGGTATGCGGATCTGCGATCAACCGACCAAGGAGCTTTGCACGAGAAGCGGGGCTAATATGAGTCGCATCCGCAAACACAACATCAATATCAAGTTCCATAGCTTCATTAATCTGTCGGACAAATTCGTCGAATACTTCAACTTCTTTGTCAAAGTAGCTATCACGATCGGTCAAGATGGACTGCCGCACGAAATCTCTGGAAACTACACAAGTGGTGCGATGCTCTTCTTCAATTCGGGCTACCTCTTGCTTCACCCAAGTAGATTTTCCGCTACCGGGTACCCCAACCATGACTTTCAGTTCAGTTGTCATTCTTTTCGCCTCCATCCATTTTTGCCCACAATGTGAACAATACTCCCAGAAGTTACTCTTGATTACTTTCTTACATATCGGACAAATTCGTTCCGTATGATAATTCATGCCAACTTCAATATCCCATTTACTGTGAGTTACTGGAATAACATCTGCAGCTGATATTGCCATCAGTGCAGCAGCACTCACGTACACATCGTCCCAACGACCATGTATGAAATTGGCTTGCGATACAGCCACAGCACGGTCAATGTATTCTGGCATTAGCTAACCTCCGTTCAACTTCAGCCATCACCCAAGCAATATCTTCATCAGATACCTCGGTTTCAAACTGAATAGAGCAGTTCTCACCTTTTACTCTTGCTTCAATGAGCAAATTAACAGCATCTTCAAGGTCCTGTTGATGCTCTATGAAAGGAGAAAAAGCTCGATTCTCTTGAGCACAAGGACATGGGACAGGAGACCAAAGATCGGATTTGCATCTTGGGTTATCGTGATAATCTAACATACCATGCGGATGAGTCATTACTTTTCCTCCTGTTCAATAAACTGCTGAATGATAGCCATTGATTTTTCAATATCATTTAGCTCGTCATCAATGAACACGCCGCTCTAATCCAGACTATCAATAATGCCATCGAGGGTTTCCAACGCTTTAACAGCGTCATTTTTAGTGACCATACCTCATGACTTCCTTTCTTAACTTTCTATAAATATTATAATATATATTTATAATAAAATCAAAAGGTTCTAAGAATTAGAACCTTTTGATTTTATTTAATTAGTTTGATCAGTAAAATAGACTTGTGAAAGTTCACCAATGTCATCAATCTCACAATCGTTTATTTCAAATGGCCAATCTACCCATAAATCAATATGATTTTCTAAAAAATTTAATGGATCTTTCTTAAAAGTTTTATAATCTTCCTCAGATAGCTCAAGTTCTCCATGGTAATATCCGCCTCGTAGATAACCAGTAACCCAATCTACTTCTGCATCTATATTAACTTTATGAGTTACCTCAGTTGGATTGTCAAGAGAGATATAATATTTTTTGCCATTGATTTTTTTCCAGAATGAATAACTACTCTTTGGATAGCCGACTTTTCTTTCTAGAATATCTTCCTTGGTATTAGATTGCAACACAATAGCTGGGTTTTTACGCGGATCTTGACCAATTGGGTGGAAATCTACTCCATCGGCGCCGGTAATTTCAAACCATTCTTTCCATCCTGTTCCTTTTTGCCATTCAGCCATTGTTATTCCTCCTGACATTGGATTAGAGATTCGATATACTCGCGTCCCTCTCCGACAAATAGCGGAATATTTTTATCAATTTCCCAGCTAGAGCGAGTTGCACCATCGGTCTCAGTTGTAACCTTGATGCAACAAGAGCCATGCTTATACATAGGATGAAAGTCTTCCCAAGAAATCCCTTTCTCCGTGATTAGCATCTCTTTAATTTTCTCACAAGACTTACCCTGAAGTTCTCTGTGAGAGAAATTAGCCTGGCCTACCATCTGAATAGAATTGCGGGTTGCATCTAGCTGACGCCAATAGACGAGGTTGGTGACCTCTTCCTTGGGAATATTGAAGCAACGAGCATCAAACATGGCGCCCATTTGTGCTTTTACTGCATAAGTCTGGCCCAAATCATCTTGTGGGTAAGGGTTATCCATAGTCGCATGAGCGGCATAATAATCTAGATTTCTATGCCGGACTCCTTCATTAAATGCTTTATTGAAAGCCATCGTTGCCATAGAAGCAGCGATAGAGCACATTTTCTGTACCTCGTAATCAAACCAAGCAGAGCTGTTGAGCCGCTTGTAATCAACAAGGATAAGAGTGATTTCATCGCTCTGAGTATACCCCAGCACGCACCCCTGAATATTTTCACAAAGATATTTCATTGTATCTTGCATTGCGCTAATCAGTACATCGTCGAACGGCTTATTAAAACCACGGGTAAAAGTGTGGAAAGCCTTACCATCAATGCGGATGGCAACAGGTGTACGACGCATTAGCTTGGTCTTAGGGACACTTTCGTAGTCCTTCATTCTTTTAGCCAGATCTGACGTATCCATATTATACCTCCTTTATGAATACACTAGTTTCTAATAATAAATCTTCTAAACAAATATTTTGTTCGTGAGTATATGGAATCCTAATAATTTTTATTCCATTAGCAGAACACCATTGATTTTTTATTTTGTCATGCAATACCGTTTTTTTGAATTGTTCTTTGGTATTCCATCCTCGTCCGACGTAGGAAAAGTGTTGTTCTCCATCAAATTCAATAATGTATTCATTGTTTACATAAAAATCAAAACGAGCTAGTTGCTTAGTATCAGGGAAAACACAATCAGGAAAGGTTTTTTCTTTTTCAAAGCTGATATTATTAGCAGTTAGTATCTTTTCTATTGTGTATGCTCCATGAGATTGCTTCATACAGCCACAGGAGAATGTTTTCCCGCTTACCAAGTTGTAACTACGGACTTCGGTCTCGTTTCCGCAATCGCATAAACAATGCCATACTACCTGTCCATTCAGTCTTTTGCTAGTTGGATATTGAGCTACCAATTTGCCGAATCTCTAATTAGATAAATCTTTAATTGGAGTTTTTTTACCAGCCCGCTCTTTTTGTAAGCATCCACAAGACTATGTTAATCCTTTCCGCAGATTAGAACTAAGCACATCTTTTTCGTTTCCGCAGTCACAAATACAATGCCAGATAGTTTCTCCTCGGCTATCTTTCCCAGCAATATTAAGTGCTGTTAAGCGTCCGAATTTCTATCCAGTAATATCAATTTTTCTTCCCATAATCTCATAAAACTCCTTTATATTTAATTTCTTCTATTATAAATGAATTTTATGAAATAGAGATTAAACTTTTCTGTCCTTAGATATTCATGGCCGGTAGAATCTTCCCCTTTCTTATACATATATTATATATTAAAATAATAAAAAAATCAAGGGAGCAAAAAGCTCCCTTGATTCTTCTTTTAATCCTTGCTCTTTCCGAGATTACTAGTCTTGAAATAGCTGCCAATCCAACCGAGCGTACCGGCGCAAAGTGGAATCATATCCTTGGTAAACCAAGTTGTCTGGAACAAAGTATTTAGACCATCAGTGAGAATATTACCAATGGTAATAGAAGCCACCCATCCTCCGAAATAGCACAGCCAAAAAGAGATAAAGGGAAGAACGAGTACTGTTGCGATTATCAAAGCAATAGCTCCCAGAATAGCCAGAAAATCATCCATCATAATAAACTCCTTATATTAAAATAGAATATCGCGCTCAAACTGAACGCTATAAGCAGAACTGGGATGGCTTTTACATCTATTAACCCACTCACGATGCCCCAGTACAGCTTCTTCTCTAGTGGCATAACGAGCCACAATAACCATATTATGGTCAGCTACCCAAACTGCGGTTTCATAACCTTGATCTGCGGTCAGGCAAGTGTCGATAGTATAATCATCAACCTGATCGCGCCCAATGAGATCGGAATCATGGTCGTTGTAAACAATACCGAATATTAAATCCATAAGATTATCCATTGCGTTTCCTCTTTTCCTTCTTTTTCGTAGCTACATCAATAGTCTGTCGATGTACAGAGTAGATTTTTGAAGTAAGCCCATTCTTCATCAACTTATTTAGATTGACTGGGCTGTAGTTAATTGCGTCAGAGCAAACATTTAGATGCCTGTCGTCATTTTTATGACGACGATCATGGACATGACCATGAATATTAAATACCCAAGACATCATAGGAAGAGGCTCATGAGAGAGAATGAGCTTTTCGCCAATCATGAGAGGCCCCTCATAGATCTCGTCAAAGAGATTATTATCTGCTGAAACTTCCCAATATTCAAAAGGAGAATGGAAGTCATACCCCTCAGTAATAGAATACTGACAACCGGGATAGATGCGCTTCATTTCATCAAGAGCCTCAGACTTCTGAAAAACTTCTTTAGGGAACTTGCGGGAAACTTTTCTGCGCTCATAATTACTGCGGCCGGCGTCATGGTTTCCCATAATAAGCACCTTGTAACCACGCAGTTTAGCGCACATAACCGGGTCGCCGCAATCTCCCAAGATAATCAGAACATCTTTCTTACCAACTTTGCTATTGATAAGTTTAACCTGCTCTTCATCGGAAGGACGACCTGGAGTTCCAGCGGCGAGTTCTTTATCACCAAAATGAGGATCTGAATATACCCAAGTTGTCTGTCCATTCCATCTTTCGTTAAAAACTTTATACAGTCCGGGAATCATCACCATTCCTCCTTCTTAGAAAGGTCAATTGCGTCGGCAGCACTAAAGATATGTTCATCAAAGCTGTCTAAGTCCAACAATACAGTATAACCAGTATACCAACTTGCACAATCTAAATCAACTTTATGGTCTTGTGCATACCACCAAGCTCCACCATCCCAATCTGGAATTTCATCGCTCCAACTATTTCGTTTTAACAGATATGGAATAGGAGTATGACCGTGCACGCAAATTTCTTTATCATCAAAAATAGGCTCCTTAGAGTGCCAATGGCATCTATCCCAAAGTAGATCGTCGTCATTAGGGATAGCATCATCCTGCATTGGATTAAAGCCAGCATGACAGAGATGGATAGTGATTCCCTGTTCATTTACATATTTCTTATAGGTTGGTAGTTTCTTGAGATAATTCCACCAGCCAGTTTTCATTGGCTCTAAAAGCCAGTCAAGGAAAGTTTCTCCACCACCATTTTGAGAAAGCAAAGCAAAGTTTTTCCCAAGTACTCCGCATCCTTCTCTCCGCACTTCATCTTCCATGGCTTTTACCAGCATATCTTCGTGATTACCCTTAAGATAGATAAAACGCTTATCTTGAGCGACTGCCTTGATAGTCTCCCAAGGATTTGGACCTCTATCTCCGGCATCGCCGAGAAAATAAACCGTATCATCGGGTTGTAAGAAATCCTGAATCTGCTTCAGTAGATCCAATCTACCGTGCAAATCAGAGCACGCATATGTAGCCATTATTCTTCCATCTCCTTTTCAATGATTTTAATAGCTTCTTGCAAATCGTCAGCAAGACAAATTGGAGCTACCCACTCATTAGCTTCTGCCCATTCAAGATCAAGCTTGAGATTCTCAAGTAGTGAAAATAAATCCATTATATACCTCCTTTAGTGTAACTTCATCAGATCAGAAAGATAGCACCAATCTTTGATATATTGAGGGAAAAACTCCATGTACTGTTCGCCAGAATCTTCGATAAAATGGATATGTCCATCACGCCAAGTCTGCACAGAAACAATAGAGGCTTCAGGATAAGCATATCCACGAGTAGTCTCTTCATCGAGACGGATAAACACCTTACTACCAGGCACAGGCAATTCACCATTCTCAATGTTATGGAACATTTCTTTCATACTTTTTCTCCCCTTTCCTTATACATATATAATATCATATATTTTATAAAAAATAAAGAGAGCCGTAAGGCTCTCTTTATACCTCCCAATTGCGCGTTGAGTAATATCTAGGACAAGAAGGCATCGGTTTTACCTTGTGGAGACTGCGCTTATGTCGCTCTTCAATGTTCTTATAAACATCATAAGAGGGATAATCTCCTCGCAGTAGGAAGTTATCGAGTTCATCATATGTAAACCCAAGGTTATCTTCATCAGTTTTACCACTAAGACCATCTTCTGGCGCTTTAAAGATAAACTCGTCAGGGATACCGAGTGCTTTACCAATCTGCCGCACTTCTGAAACTGTATATTCAGACAGCACGGAGAAATCCCCAGCCGCATCTCCAAACTTAGTGGAATAGCCAATAAAATCCTCGCTCTTATTGCAAGTATTTGCTACCCGTCCATGTTCCAAAGCTGCGATTGCATAAAGCACTGTCATGCGGACGCGGGCAGGAGAATTAGAAGTAACTTGAGGATTGTTTTTAACCGTGCTATCAAAGTCATACCCCTCATCAATAGCATGATACAAAGATTCACAGACATCGCCAATATTGATTTCGTAACTCCGTATACCGAGATAGTCAATTACTTTATTGGCAACATCAATGTCATGCTGATTGCCCTGCGGCATTTTTACACCAATAACCCTATTCTTTCCGAGCGCTTTAACAAGCAGAGCCGCTGTTACGGTACTATCTTTGCCACCAGAGATACCGACAATAGCTTTGCAATTTGAACCATTATTTACGAAGTAATCCTTAATCCAATTAGTGATATTATTGATTACGCTCTCCATGTTTTCAGTTCTCCTTTTGCTTCTAGTCTATTATATAACATATCTAGAGCCGCATAAGCACTACCAAGTCCTGCTCTATCATCAAGCAGAATATTGTAATATAGCTTTCTCGTGGGTTTGCGCTTCTCAATCAAAACATCCTCATTGATAGCATCAAAAGGAATGTTGTTTTGATTGAGATAGTCTGCGATATAGGGATATCGCTCTTCCTGAGAGGCACTAAATACCACGAGTTTAGCGTAAGGCTGCCACTTCCGCAGCATTTCGCTTACTTGTTCGTAAGTATAATCTTCATCACGGAAGTTATGAACTGTGTAATCAAAGTCGAAGGCGATAATAATATCACCATATCGCTTATATTCATTATAGAGTCTATCAACTACTCTATTGATGTCGAGGAATGGATCGTTCATTAGAAACTCTCCTTATACAACCGTGCGCGGATATCGTGCAAAGTGTCCTCTTTAATCATGTTGCCATCACGGAATACAGGTTGAAGTAGATTATCTTCACCAAGATGATCCGCCCAAGTTAGTTCATCTTCATAACTCTGACCATCAAGAGCTACTCGACAGCAGCCTTTCTGAGACTTCTTCCAGCTAAGAGCCTTGGGCTGCTTATAAATCATAATAGGCTTACCATTTGCATCTTCCGCGTAAGTTGCCTTAACAGCAATACCAAAGGTATCACGAGTGTAAGGATTGAAGCTGCCATCTTCCTCAAGGCACATAAAGGAGAAAGAGCCAACACCAAGGGAAACATTGTTAATAGCAAATCCATTATTCTCAAGGCGTTGATAAATACGAGCGCAACGCTGAGGAGTAATACTGTCACCATAGATAGCTTTAATGTGAGGATCAAGGACCCTATAACCTTTGCTATTGATAGTTCCACCGAAAATGTCCCAGAGACACCAGACAGTTCCCTTATCCTCAGAAGTAAGCTCATAGTTTTCAATCAGCTTAACATCATAGCCTTCAATGTACCAATATTTGCAATCGGTCCAAGCGCCGCGTTCATTAGTCCATTCGACTGTAATGTCAGCGAGAGTATATTCTCCATTGTAAGAGAAAATCTGCTGAGTGTCCTTATCCAAATCTCGCTCAAAGAACTCAGCAATAAACTCACTTGGGTCATCTTTTAGGTTCTCCCACTCCTGCTCATTGAGATAGATGATTTCCTTACCTGCAATAATCTCAACAGGGTCGCCGCTATCACCACGGATAGAAAGACAACCATCATGTGCCATGATTTCATCTTTCAAGTGCGGGAGAATTTTCTCTACGAGATTCCAATAGTCGTAACTATCAGACACCATAGAAAAATTATGGTGAGGATAAATCTCTGTCAGAAGTCTGCGGATGTGGGTAATTTCGTTACCATCAATCGCGTAGTTAGAGCACATAACACTATGCTCGGTAGAGATTGCGCCGTAAGCAACAGGTTCCTTAGTGCAGTCGCAATTATAGTTCTTCTCAAGCCACATAATTGCAGGAACAGTCGCGGTGTTCAGGAAAGATAGACACCAGCCCGCAGAACTCTTAATTGCGGATTCCGCAGACTGCTGACCACGCATAGAGAAGTCGCCAAGCAGTCGAGCTACAGGAACATTATCATCGCAACTTATATCGTGATATTTCTGCACAATCTGACGATACCGATAACCAACTTCCGCGGATACCTGTGTATGCCACATGGTGGCAGACAGAAGAGTTTCGATAGTATTTACCAACCAAACAAAGTTGGGGTGAGTGTTGGTAATCTCGATCTGCGGGACACCGATCGCGGTTCTAGTACCTTCTGGAACAGCAGAGATTTCTAGAGGAAGATAACCCAGTCGATGCAAGTCCCTAATTTTCTCAGACTGAAATGCGCCAGGACCGAGAGTAGCATTAAGAACTCGCTCGTATTCTGCGACAACTTCTTCTTCTGGGCGATTAAAGAAATTATCGTTAAAGCCCTCAATGAGATACTCCTTAATAAATGCCTGTAGACCAAACAAAGTTACCTTGTCTACATCCTTAAGGCGGCTCATACGAGGAGTGTAGTAACTAACCATCTTAGTTAGTCCAACGGGATACTGTTCATGATGGGTACTCTTATAGAAGTCAATCATTAAAAGAGGATTAAACATTGTATCCAATTCCCTTCCTTAAATAATTTCTCGTAGTCCGTAAAACGTAATCTGCTTGTTAAAGAGAATGTCATGGCCCAACGAATCAGTGGTATAGATGTGTTTAATCAAGCCACTTTCGAGTAAGTTGCCTTTGAAAATAGAATCTTCGCAGTGAGTAATGAAGAGATAAATATCCGCGGCGCCTGCGTCTTTTAGAGCTTGCGCTGAATGATAGAATGTACCACCCTTAGAGCAAATGTCATCGACGATAAGAATATTCTTATCTTTTACAATCTCTCTATTGATAATATCCACGCCAAGGATTTTGCCAGTTTCCCAATTTCTGCGCTTCATGCCAAAGCTATAAGGGCGCTGGCAATTCTCAGAATATCTCTTCATAGCTCCTTCGTCGGGATAATACATGACAAGATTATCGTCTCCGATATCGAGTAAAGTGCGTTCAACGAACATAGTATTCGGACGATTTTCCACTCTATCAATTAGCGCAAGTGTTACATTACTATGGGCATCATAGATAACTACCTTGGTGAAATCAAGAGAATTGATAACATCTGCAAAACTCTTGAGAGTGAATACATCGGTTGTGCCCTTAACCCTATCCATGCGGGCGTGCGGACAGTAGGGCATATAAAGTGTGACATTTTTACAATCAGCATAGTGCTTCCGCAGGCAAATTAGCGAGAACAATTCTGCATCGTCATTATACTTCCAGTAGATATCAACATTAGAGTCCTTAAATAAGGAATCTTTAGGAGCAGTCATGTGCAACGTTCCATCTGGAAAATGATCTTGACTAACTGGTATCCAGGTTTTATCCTCAAAACCCATTCTAGAGCGAACAAATAGCATATTAAGCCTCCTTAAATAACTTCAATCTGGCAAGATTCCATAACTTTAAGAGCTGCTTCATGTGCTGCAACACTCGTACCAGCGCACCAGTCTTTATGACACTCGATCTTCTGATTAGGACGAAAAGCCCGCATGATAAGAGCATTGGACACCACACAAATGTCGGTGCATACGCCACAAATTTCAATGGTAGTATCTTCATCTACTGACATATTTACAGACATACTTCCCCAAATGAAAGTGCCAAAGGTATCCTTATCGACGACGTAGAGATTCTTCACCTTGGAAACTCTATTAACGAGTTCAGGGATAATCTCCCATCCTTCAGTATCCTTGATACAATGCGGAACCGGTAGGAACTTTCCTTCTAATGTATCCAAATAATCTGGGCCGTGGGTATCACGGGTGAAAATTACCGTGTCATATTCATTGATGTGCGCAGCAATGTTCTTCGCAGCCACCTGTGCGGCTTCAGAACCGAGAGATCCTGTTACGAAGTCGTTCTACATATCAATTACAATTAGAATTTTCTGCATATATAGAAAACTCCTTTCCTCATTCTTTATATATATTATATAATATATTATTATAAAAATAAAGAGACTCTTATCAGCTAGATAAGAGTCTCTTGCATTTAGTTTTCTAGTCCAATAGGAACGACATCCATGACACTATCGGGATACAAACTCCATCCGCCCCAAGCTTTCTTACTACCTTGAATTTCAGCTAGCTTTTGATTAGCGTCAATCATATCCGCTACATAGATAAGCGTATCGTCGTTAAACTGGTGTGACTGTGACATTTGCGTAATAATTGTTCGTTGAGTTTCAAAAGAAGCTAGAAAGCTTCTATACTCGCAGC